CCTTTTGCCCTTAGCTGCATAACCTGCATTTGCAAGCGCTCTGCCGATCGCTGAAGTCTCAGCATTCTCCAGTGCAGAAGTTGAATTGACACCCCGATCACTAATGCTTTCACTAGCAAGGCCAGTCGCCCACGCTTGGGGGTCGGCTTCCGTCTTAAATAATTGAGCACTAACAATGTATCTAGTGTCTGTGGCCTGCTCGATCTTTGTAGATAATCTTCCATCTGGATACTCCTTCCAAAACTTTTCTAGTCGGCTTTCAACTGTTTCATAATCTGCTAAGTTAAATGCCATCTGCCCACACTCCATCCTCATCTTGCATAGCTTCTGTTATTGTTTTTGCAATAGCGATGTATCCGAGTGCATCTGTGTAATTGTCAGTGACTCGTGCATCTTCTGCCATTCTGCTGATTTTGACCAGACACATAAGTACTGCAACTTCATTTGCTTGTATTGGATAACCAAGGTAAGCCGACCACAACTCTGCGATCCTTTTATGGTTTCCGATTGGGTGGCCGTAATTGACACCTCTTTGGTGCAAGACCTCGATGACGGATGCAAAGAGTTGCTCAGTTTTTGTCATAGTCAAATACCTCATCGGTTTTAACTTTGTTTTGAATCATACGTCTGTGCATATCGAAGCCATCCTTACGGCCCCTCCAATAGTAAGACTGCTTCATATCATCAATCCGCATAAGTAGTAGCCAAGAAGCCATACTCAGTCCTATAAATAAATATATAGCTCGGCGTACTCTGTATTAAGCCCCATAGTGTCTGCCTAATGCTGTAAATGAGCCATCCTTATTTACTGGCACCAGGGTCGGTGTCAGGGTCTTGCCTATGACTTCTAGTATAGCAAACCCCATCTGCCAATTCGCTGCAGAATAGCGTAAATAAGAGGCTTTTTGTCGGTTCATTAGGTTTCCTACCTCTAGGCCATATAAGGGTCTGTAATGGCTTCCTACGGCTTCTGTATAGGCACTCATACCTAGTCTGTGGGTGTGGCCACACAATACTGATTTACCCCATTTTTTAGCCAGGTTAAGAGCTGTAATACCTGCGTGCTGACTGATATTGCCTTCATCTCCGTGAGCCATTACCCAGTTTGTGCCAGGTATTTCATAGGGTTGCTTTGAATAGGTTATGCCGAGACCAGCAAAATCCATAAATTTTGCATATTGCAACTCTGGCAGGCTGATTAGCCCAGGCACCTTTAATAAAGTGCTATAAAGGCGATCGCTATGATTACTGCGCTGTACAATGCATTCTTTGCTGTATTCACTGAGATCCCACAATATCGATTTAGTAAGCTCACGATCAGCGTGGATGGTTTGCTCATAAGCCAAAGGTGTTTTCTCAGCCCATCTGCTAATGGTTTGAAAATCAATCTCATCCCCGACCACCAATACAGAATCAAACTTCTCCCGTCTCGCTAACTTAATAACATTCTTTACAGCTGCTTCGTGATGATAGGGCACCTGCAAATCTGAGATAACTAAGTATCTACGCTTAATCTTCACCTTCTTCAAAATCATCAAGTGGGTTTTTAATAGGATCTTTGGTATCTACGATCCAGTCTGGATAACTTGACCTATCCATCGCAAAGGCTAGAGCTGTACCCTCATCCATTCCAGATTTACGGCAGGCCATATAAACTTCATTAGCTGCTATTGCCCAGAAATCCAGTTTAGTAAGTACAGGCTCTTTAGTAGTCCTGCGCTTACGTACTGGCTTTTTCTTTGGTTTGCGTTTAGTAGCCATAATTAAATTATGACTTACTGATTAAAATAAAGAGATCATCGACACGCTTCTCTAGCCGTGTTAATTGATCCTTCATACTAGAGCCACCATTCGGGCGTAACTCATTAAGCCAGCCTTTAACTAAGAAACGTAATCCTATTAGCCCGCCTGATAGCACGGCCATAACGCCAGCGCCAAAGCCAGCCCATTCGGTAGGACTCATTTTTCATTAGCACCGATGCCATAGGCAATATCGGATTTATCTAAAGCCCTAGCTGCTGGCCCTGCGAGAGCTGCAATTACTACAGATAGCGCTGGGTCTAAACCTAATTCATTACTTGCTAAAAATGTTAAGAATGATACCAATACGCCACGTGCGTATGACTTTAGTATTGCCTTCTGTTTTTTGCTTATCTTCATATCTTGCCCCCTATTAGTGGTATATCGAACGGCTTACTATCTTTATCGCCTAACTTTGTAAAGCTAATGTGTATGTGTCGCTTGTGTGGATTTATGCCGTTGTATTTACGCCATTTCCAATTTAATATCTTCGAGCATATTCGCCCATTGTGGATGACGTAAGATATGCGTTTATCGGTTTTACCAGCGACTCTGATTTGGTCAGCCAGATAAGCGCTGATCCCCTCGGGTGAACCCAAGCAAGAATCAATATCAATCGCTCTGACCCATCCATTTGCGTCTGGATTATGATCCGATTTTCTGGCGGAGTGACGGCTATCGCCCACCCACCCATCACTGGCAGTACGCCTATCTGGAAACCACGTATCAACTTGATCTCTTAACTGCACACCAGCTGCACATAGTTTTGGTTTCATTACAAACCTAGAGCTTGTAAATCCTCAACAGTTAAACCAAGAGCAGCAAGTTTAGCCTGTGCTGTTGCCTTAGCATTTGCTTTATCAATTACTTCTTGGGCTTCATTAGTTTTTACCTGCTCAATAGCAGCATTAATCTCTGCCTGTGTTGGCGCATCGCCTTCTAAAAGATCCCATTTGATTGTGGAATAATCCTCATCAGTAAATGAAAATTGAGCATTTGGCTTAAGATGTCTAATTGCTTTGGTTAAGTAATTCATTATGCACCTATTTCTAGCAAGGTAATTGATGATTTTGTTGATCCTTCTTGTGCAATAACTTCACCACTCAAAGAAGTCTGTGTAACTTTAGCCTGTGTTTTGTAAGTGGTTGAAGATGTTGTTGATGGACTATCTAAATAAATTAAAGGAATTTGGTCTTTCTGTTGTATGTATGAAATAGTTGCGCTTGTCATTCCTAGTCCGAAAGACTTTGCGCCATTCCCACTACCAAAATCATAAACAGAACTTGCACCCCTTAGAAGTTGCAAACTGCAACCTTGACTTAACTGAGTATTTGAAGCACCGCTTCTATTAGTGTATAAACTTTGTTGAACTAATACTAGAATTTTGCTAGTTGCAGAACTTGGAGTGATAGTTGCAGTTAATGTTGTATCTGTAAAAGTATCTGATGCAATGGTTGTTGATGTTGAAGTTGTTGCTTGAATTACCTGCAAAACTTTACCACCACCACCAGCAGGAGTTGCCCAAGATGGCACACCACCTGCAACAGTTAATACTTGACCAGTAGTACCTATTCCAAGTCTTGCAGGAGTTGATCCACTTGATGAATAAATTGTGTCGCCTGTGGTTGTCATTGGGTTAGTCATACCTGTTGTGTCTAGGTTTGCCCAAGCACTGCCTGTGTAATATGTGGTTACGTTTGTATCTTTAAGATATGCAAAGTTACCTTCTTGCGGTGATGTAACAGATGCATCTCTAGCAGCGGCACTAGCAAAGACCCAGACACCTTGCATTAAGTAGCCATCGACATCGGCTGCGGTCAATACCTCGCCTGTCGTAAAATCCTTAAATCCTAATCCTGCTGCCATTTTTACTCCTTAGTAACTGAGCACATTATAGTCTAAAGTGCCGTAGATATTGTTATTTAAAATTAGAGCGTCTATTACAGGTTCTAAGGTCGTAAAGACCACTCTAAAGCTGTTGGGTGTAATGACGTTTTGCACGCCAAATATCTGCAAGGTCTTGTCCAGGGTAGATCCACCTGGCTGGGTAGTAACCACCCTGATCGGATCAAAAAAATCTAAGTCCAGGGCTGCAATAATGCCTGCATTGTAGTTAGGCGTGTATAGGTCTAACTCGATAGAATCGCATCGCACGCTAGTCTCGGCTCTACTAGCTGTATAAGCCTCGGCATAATCTAGGGCTACGGCATCCGTCTGCATTAGTAGGTCTTGGATCTGATAACTATGGATAAAGTATTTATCTATTGAGGCTTGGTTGATAGCGGTCTGGGGCGATCCGCCAGCCCTTGTA